CGATTAATAAGGTATTAAAGTTAGACCTCAATAAAAATGTAGATCAATTCTCTCTCCAGGTACTCCAAGCAGTTAATAAGGGCGGGGTCCTTAGGATCCGAAAGGTTATTATTGAAAATGAGAGTAAGTTCAATGGTGATTATGTAAACCTACTTAGATCAATGTTTAACAATGTAGAACATATGTCTATAAGCGATGATACAAAGCGTTTGTACTATATCATACTAGGACAACATTTATATCAGACGGCTTTTTGTGTGGATCAGGAAATTAATTGCTTTTCATGCTTAGTTAACCTAAGCAATGCTCACAAGTAATTATTTCATCTTTTCAAGGTACTTATGAGTACCGCTACCAGGTGCAGTATCTTTATACTTATTGCCACCTGGTATCTTTATGTTCTTTGTAGTCAAAGACTTATCACCTTCTGTGGTCTTGGTGCTATCTGCAGCAGGACCTTCATATTTGTGCTCTTCTGGCTTAATATGTGAACCATCTGGTCTCTTTTGATGATCAGGAATTGGACCCATGTTAGGATAGTAATCTTTTACTTCGATGAGCTCTTCAGGTACAGTAATAAATCCAGTATAGAGACCCGGTGCAGTCTCGACAGTGATGTCGATATAGAAATTGTTTGCTTGTTGGCTATAGTCAGTGTGACCATTAGCGATATGGGAGCTCTTAACTGCAGAAACTCGAAGATTATTACCTGAATCGATCATCTCTTGTAGCTTAGCCTTTTTAGCATCAGATAACTCTTTAGACCAGTCTGACTTTAATGCATCTTTCTTAAATACCACATAGTCACCTGTTAAAAAGTCACTTCTCTGATATCTTTTCAAGGCATTTTCGACTATTACAATACAATCACGTTTCATTGTAATTATTTATCTCAGTCTAAATATTTTTATGAGCAATATTAAGATCGCACTCCCGGTAAATAGGGAAGCATCAAGCATTATATCGGAAACCATCAATAAATCGTTTATATATAGCGACTTACTGATGGATTTGCGGTTTAAAGTGTCTCCGCGGATGAATTCACAGCTCCCTACTAACGATATCGAGTGCCTTTATGATCTAAATGCTATCAAAAAGTCTATATTTAACGCATTTAACACTACCCCAGGGCAAAAGCTGTTGAACCCATACTATGGTCTAAATCTCTCTAAGTACCTCTTCAAGCCTGTAAGTGAAGATACTGGTAAGCAGATAAGTGATACCATTTTTGTCGGTCTACCTCAGCATGAACCAAGAGTTAAGGTTATAAATGTTAAAGTTGTAGGTGATCCTGAAGCAAATCAATACGATATATCCTTTGTAATTGTATTCCCTAACTTAAATAATAATAACCGTACGACTATTAGAGGTATTCTAAATAGGGATACATTCAATATTACATAATATGCCACAACAATTGCCTGAATATTCGCTTCCGTTAAATGGGTATGCATCATTTGATGCGCTTACCTTAAAGCGATACATTATTGATAGACTCAACACTAATAGTAAGTTCACTGATCAAAACTTTGAAGGTTCAAATCTATCATCAATAATTGACATATTAGGCTTTACTAACCACGTGTTGTTGATGTATCTCAATCAAACAGGTAATGAAACTCTCTTTTCAAGTGCCAATCTCTATGAAAATATAAACCGCATTGTAAAGACGACTAATTATGGGCCAGTTGGTGTTCAAACACCTGCACTTGCATTTACTGCAGAGGCAACAGAGAATATTAGCACGGGTGTTTATACAATACCGAGATTTTCCTTCATTAACGCAGGTGAATCAATCTTCTCTTTCAATCAAGATGTTACATTTGTTAAGACCGCTACAGGTGCAGAAGTATTGACAAATTTTTCAGACAATAACCTTTTATATCAAGGAACGTTTGAGGAATATCCTCTTCAAACGGCATTAGGTGATTTATATGAAATTATTACCCTGATTCCAGGTGATGATATACTCATCGATTACTTCAATGTATATGTATTCGTGAAGCCGGTTAGAACTGGTAAGTGGGAAGAGTGGAAGAGAGTGAATGAGTTCATTAATACCGATTCAGATGGAGCGTATTACAAGGTTAGATATAACGAAAATAAGCGCATTGAGATTACATTCGGTAATGACATTACAAGTAAGAAGCTTGAGAGGGGTGATACTGTTGCAATATACTACTTAAAGTCAAATGGTACTTTAGGTGAAGTTGGCATCAATGCATTAAATGGTAATGTCCTTACTTTCAAGAATACAGTAAGGTTTAATGAAATCTTTACTCAAATAAAAGAACAAGTGCGCTATATACGACTTAATGAATTAGGTTACATTAACTTTAGTAACAATGTACCTTCATCTTTCTATTATAGTGGTGAAACAGTAGAAGATATCCGTACCCGCGCACCTAAAGCATTTTACTCTCAGAATAGATTAATCACTGAAGATGACTTTACTAATTTTATCCTTCGAAATTTTTCGAACATTATTATCGATAGTAAAGTTGTAGGTAATGACACATACATAAATGAGCATCTTCGCTATCAGTACGAAGTAACCAATAAAAAGCCTCAGCTCTCACCTGAAGTTGCCAACAACCATGTACTGTTTGCAGATAGTTGCGACTTTAATAATGTTTACATCTATTGTGTACCAAACAATATCAAGAGAACGAGTGTAATATCACGAAACAATTACCTCTCAACGGCTCAACGTAACATTATTCTTAATCGAGTTACACCATACAAATCTATATCTCTTGAACCCATTATTGTAGACCCAGTTTATGTTGCAGTGGATATTGCAATCGGAGATGAAGCAGTCAGTTCTGCAAGTAACTCTATTTTAAGAGTAGTGAAGGAAAAGAACTCTCAAAAAAGCTCTGAAGATATACAGGCAAGCATCGTCTCTATATTTACAACCTACTTTACATCAGGAAAGCTTGGACAAGTTGTTGATGTTACAAGTATTGTTAATCAAATACTCAATGTTGAAGGTGTCAAGGACATTTATACTGAATCTAAAGATGGAACACTTTCATATAGAGGTTTGAGCCTTATTATTTGGAATCCGGTTTATTCAGACAGTGACATAACTCTTACAACCTCTAACATTACTCTTCCATATTTCAAATATGCCTACTTGTATGATAGCACCAATTTGATAAATAGAATAAAGGTTGAGAACGATGGAACCACTCAGCTAATAGAATCTTTATAATAAATGAGCGAATTTATTTCATTTTCGGTTACACCAGCTACAATATATACCAATAGTCTCACGCCTGTTGTATGTATACCTTCATTGAGTGGTAAATACAGCACCGATAAAGTCGTCTGGAACTTCGGTGACGGTACGGTTATACAGTCTCCAACAGGTACTCATGTTTATGAGTTGCCTGGTGAATATACAATTACTCTTTCTGTGTTTACCTCTGGAAGCTCTGGTATTAATAGTTCATTTACTACAACCATTACCGCACGAAACCTGATTGATGATATAATTCTTCTTGGTAATAACTATACAGGCTCATATAATGTAAATGCAGGTGCAATTGATCCTAATATTGAGCCTATATCAATCAAAAGGTATAATAGCTGGCAATCATTTAACCCGCTCAGCGGCTATACCCTTTCATTGTATGCAAGTGGAAGTAGAAGCAACCGATTAAACATCCAATCATATTTAAATGACAAGTGGTCTCATATAAAGAAGACATGGTTCTTCTATACGTTGACCCAATATGATAATTTGCAGTATGACTTTACTCCTATTGATCAAATTGCAACATCAACTGATTTAATATACTACCGAGATGATAATGGTACCCTTAGTAAATGTCTTTCAAGTGCAGAGGGTGCAGTGTTTGTAGGTACATCAGGAACTGCTGAGTTTTACTATCATGATAGTACTCCAAAAAACTTTACCTCTAATGAGTCTCCTGTATATGGTATTATCTCGTTTAATCTCAATGACTTTACAGACAATATAAAGGGAAATTTAACGAATGGGTTTTACCCATTCGCATTGGTTAACACTAAGCCATACTTTATTACAATGAAGGTGAGATATACTGAGGCAACTAGCTTACTCTTTACAAGCTGTGGTATACCTTCTCTTACTATAAGTGAAAATAAGTGGATCAATACACCTATCCCCTTCTTTATCAATCTTGTTAATGCTAACAATGTAATATCTCAAAGTTATAGTCCTTTAACGGCAACCTTTACTGGTACTCCATTAACGGGAGAGAATATTATCAATGTAAGGTTAGTAAATACACAATTTAGAAATATTTCTGCTACTTTTAGACAGAGTATCTCTGGTTTACCTCTTTATATAGACAGCTTAACATATGGAGACTTTAACAGCTTTGAAAGTTTCAGTACTGCTATTCTATCAGCACGAGCAATCGTTAAAGACCCTCTTCACTATAAGAGAGATATTGCGTATCGCTTTACTCCATCTCGTAATAGTGACTTAATTAGATTTTCTCCAACACAATACAATAATGCTGTTAATGGTTATTCAACAAATATCTTACCTGAAACATATTACAGTAGCATAACTGGTATATCACTGGTACCTGATACATTATATGGCTACAATAACACAAAGGTTGTGACTGTTTTCCCATACGAAGATATAGTAGTTGTAAGTGATACATTAGGAAACACTTTAAGTACTCAGAGTCTTGATAGCGCAGTGGTGCATAACAGATTAACCAATACCGTTCAGACTTTAGATTTATCAGATTTAGTGGATATATTCACAAATACATTAAATCAGAAGACTCAACCATACAGAGCTACTTTTGACAGTCAAAAAAATATATGGGTATCTCTTTTCCGAGGAGGTTCTGCGGTTCGTATCAATAATTCAACAAATATTATTGATAGTATAATTAGCATACCTGATAATAGATACTATGCGACTAGCTTCTACGGAGTATCAGGATTTTCTCGGTATGAATTTAAGGATATTGATGTAGATATTAGTGACCGCATTTGGGTTTCACGAAATAATTTTCTTAGTGGTGGGTTTGATATCTTAACTGAGTATAATAACCTTTCTGCATCTTATAACCTCGGTACTTTTATATCTGGTGAAATAATCTTAACAGATAGATATGGATATGGTTGGGGTGCTGGAGGGTATAGTGTTATAAGACCTACACAAGGTACATTTGTAACTAGTGTAACTGGACGTAAGGCAGGGACGAATTCGTTTGAGTTTACATTTGACAATGCATCCATCACTCCTTCATTTACTACATCAAGAATTTTAGTTATATCTGGGTTTGACAATAGCGCATATAGTGGTGAGTATGTCATAACTACCACTAATATTGGAACCAACGCTGTTACTGCGGTGCCATATACCGGTAACTTTACTTCTGCATTATCTTCAGCATCTGGCTATGGTACTGTCTTAGTAAAGCCTTGTGATACTCTTTATTATTTTAACTCGAGCTTAAGTCTCCTTAGCGCATTTAATGAGTTTGATCATATAAACAGTCTCTATATTGATTTGAATCAAAATGTATGGGTTGCTGACTACTATAACAGGGTAACAAAAATTATACCTACATCAGGAATTGTTGCGACATACTATCTATCAACTGATACTGCTGCTCTTGATACATTTACTGGGTGTATATCTGGTTTATTACAAATTACTGGTGATTTATATAACAATATATGGATTTCAAACTTAAAGGATAATAGAATGTGGGTAATACCACAAGATACAACCAATAGTTTGGTATCATCTATAGTTACTTTGAGTGGATCATATGCATCAAAGCAATATCTCGGTGATTCTACAGGTATTTCCTGGATCAACAAGTTTGAATATGGGTTAGATTCAAGCAATAGAGAAATCGCTGGGTTTATTACCTTCAATTTACAAGATAAAGATGATGATTATGATGTAAGTAAGTTCAATGAAACTGTTGACATGGCTGAGATTATCAAGAGCTACAGGTTTCAAGAGTTCTTATTGGAATACAACACGTTTTTTGATGATTTCTTGTCAACAACTGTAGGTGATGTATCAGCATCAGTTGATACTCTTGGTAAAAGAGTATATGAGAAGATTGCAAACATGCCTAAGAACTTAAATGACGTCGATGTTTGCAATATTGCTGCATTATTATCAATCTGTAAACAGTATAATGTACCAGTATTTGACTACAATTATCCAATACCCCCAAGCTTACAGCGTTTAATCGACCTATTTAGCATATCTCACAAGAGACTTCTTGGTCAACGCAGTATTTACAATAGAAATTTCACTAAAAAGAACTACGATCAGACAGTATATGGTCGAAACCTTGGTGATGAGTTGTCTGTTGAGACATATATAGCGAGCGCAGGGGTACCTATCGTAGCATATGACAAGTTTAACCGCAATTATTCATTGATTAACACCCCTTATATCTCTGCAGGCTCTGGTTCTCCTGGGTTTATTGATAATATCGGGTTAAGTGCATATCCATTAAGTGGATATTCACCACTCTGGGGCTGGAATCTTGATACAGATAGAGTTGGATTAGATATTCGCAATGACTATCAGTTCTTTATTCATGTGGATTCTTCATCTAACATACAGCTTGAAGGTGTTATCGATTGGGATTCTTCTCAGACAACAATTTCTCCTCATGTCTCAACGTATGAAGAGTGGTATGATGATGGTGGTATTGTTGAAAACTTAATAAACCGACAGATTTACATAGGGTGCGACCTGTTGTAAAAGCAATATCATCCCTTAAATATTTTTAATGTCAGTAACAGCAATTCCTAAATCATTTAAGCAGTGGGTCGAGACGAATACTCAAGATACATCCGATTATTTTGAGTATTTGACAGAATTTTATCAAGATAAAGAGGGTATTGTTACGTCTACCAATGAAAACGTTGTAGATATTTACAAGAACCTCTTAAAGTCTGTTACTATTAACTATCTCACTCAAGAAGAGCGGAGATTCCTCTCGAATATTGACTTTAATGATTCAAGAGAGCTAGATATAGCAATTCCTTTATATGCTCGTAAATTAAAGGACATTTGCAAGTACTACACTAATAAAAGAGAAGACGTTAAGGTTCAGAACAGCTTAACAACGTTAAAGGGGACTGTTGTTGGTATAGAATACAAGTTAAAGCTCCTCATATTGAATTTATTGTCAAATAGTGACTTTGTAAAGGTTTACAATCTTATTACTCCCGACATAAAAAATATTTCATCATTATTGACGGTAGAGATTATAGAATTATATGATGAGTTTCCAGATTATTTTACTCAGACTCAGACAGAAAATTATCTTAGAGATACATACAGCATCTATAATATTGGAAATATTGATCCTCATATCTTTATAAACTTTAAACAAGCTCTTCAAGAATTGTATAATGAAGAACCTAAAATTTTTAGTTTTGATTCTGATGTATTTATTATCAGTAAAAATACCGGTCTCAATTTAACAATTCCATATACAGACATCACAGATTTAAATGAGAGAAACTTTCTCTATAGTGTCAAAGAATTAGAAAAGATCTCTCTTACTATAAATCAGCAATTCGCTCAGAAATATCTCGGTACTACAGTATACTATCTCTCTACAAATAGCTTAGGTCACTTTACATCAGGGGTCTTAGTTGAGCCTGATAACGTTTACGGTAATATTCTAAATGGTATTACCTACAACACTGCTACTATTCCTGCCACTGGGTATGAAAAGAGTGTTAGAAACATTGGTGGTTACTTTTTACCTCATAAGTTAAATATTCCGACATTTATCTGTCTTGAGACCTCTGCAGATCTGAATATGTCATCTCTTTCGAGTGACACTATTTACGTATTTGCTAATCCGAACAATTCAAAAACGAGCATCCACAGATTATCTCAAACGATTGGCTCACTAAAGAATAATAGTTCTAACTCTCTCAAGCAGGGTACGGTTAATGCTCAAGGGTTTTTAAAGTTTTACCCATATAGAAGTAAAATCGATATTAATCAAACAAGTGACTATGGTATTTCTAGATCATCAGACACTATTAATTTCTGGGACATAAATAAGATTAACAATGTCTGGAAAAACGCAGACATCTACCCTCTTAATTTCAATAATTACGAAACTGTTGTTGATCAGCGTGTTGCAGATTTATTATTTACTGATAGTAGCATAACAGATTGGAAGATGGATTTGTTTGGTAATGAGTTTGGTATTTTAAAGCCTACAAAGCCTATTCTTACCCTCTTTGGTCAAAATACTGCAACGTTTACACCAATCAATTCTGGTTCATATACATCTGCATCTACCCAATATAGTATTCCTTATTATGGTACGCAGCAGAGTTCGTCAGTTACTCAATATGTCACTGCCTCAAATACTAATCCAGAGTTAAGTATCTATGAATCAAATATTGCAGAGGGAAGTATATTCTGTAGAAACTACTTTACTAGTACATTAGTGCCCCTTAGTGCTGCGCTCAGTGCAGTATTCTTAAAGTACTCTGGAAATACTGTCATATACAATCAACTCAATAACAGCATACAAGGCTTTGATATCATTGAAGATGTATTCATTTTTGAAACTCCTTCATATGTCATCGTTGAAAGAGTATCCTTTGATACTGATAACCTTTCTTATGTCTCAAAGGCAAGTAAGCTTATTAATTTTACAACCCTTTCAGCAGTTACTGGATTAGAGAAGGTAAGCAATTGGTGGTATAATGAAAAGGAGTCAGAGATTGTATTTGCAAAAATATCTCTTGCACAGTATTTAAGTGGTACAAACTACAAAGAGCTTTTGCCATCACTTTATACTCTCGATATAAATTCCTTCAATCTAGTAGATAGCTTTACACTTAATACCTATATAACTGGAAGTGATGTAGCAGCTTTATCTAACGAGAGCATCTTTAATGAGATGGAAATATTTACATTATCAGGAACTCGTCAAGAGGTCAATATTGTCTCTATTAGTAAGCCGAAGCTCACTTATAATAGTAGTACAAAGGTGTTAAACATGACCTTTGTAGGTACTGATTATTTTGATGAACAATACTTTTACACATTCTACTTTAGAAAGAATGGAACTAAGTTTGATCTAAAGCAGGCATCATTCCTCCGTCCTCCATATACCTGTAAAACGATCAACTTTACTCAGTTTCCGTTTGTTTCATCAAGTGTAACTAGTCTCTATACTATTAAACAGTCTCCTCTTAATGCTGACTTTACAACCAGTGCAGTATATAATGACAATAGTTTAATATTTGAAGAAAATGCGACATCGCATTACACTCAATATCTTGATATTAGACCTTCATATAAGACTGAAAAGAAATTTACAGTATGCTTTGATGCATGCTTCCAATATTTAACATCAGGGTTGGTATATGACAATAACACGCTTTCAACCACTCTTTCAACCACACCTCTTACGGGAGGAAATGGCTTCTGTGTTATTTTATATGATGCAGATACTCTTGGTGAAAACTTTCTATCAGGCGGTGTCGGTAGTTCTCTCGGTTATACTAACTACGAGGGTGTATATGGTATAGATACAGGGGCGGTAATTGCTCCGGGTACTCAGTCAGGATATATCGGTGTTGGTTTCGACTTTACTGGTGATTTTAGCTTAGCATCTGGAGGAAAGACAACAGGATATGTTGATGATACTCTTCGACCAAATAGAATTGTAGTGAGAGGTACTGCTGCCACGAACTATCAATTTATTTCAGCTACTGATCCACTCGAAACGTTTAGTAGACCTCTTACCTTGATGTCATCTGTCTCAAGTGCATTCAGATCATATAAATTAGAGTTTGATAACGACTTTGAAAGTCTTACAGTAAGTATTAAAGATACAGGATATGCAGATTACTTTAAATATGGTCAGTTTGATATATCTTACATCACTAAGCCAGATAGAATTAATGTTGCTCTAGCACATTCAACAGCTGAGTTATTAAGTAAATTAGAGGTTAAGAATATAAGCCTTTATGGTTCACTCTCTTCTATTACATTTGTAACTCTATAAATATTATTATGTCGAACGATTTAACATTTGTATCTCCTTCTGATTTACCAGAACTTACTGAAATAACTGTAGGTGATACTCTATTAGTATTCAGTGATGGTGAACCTAAGATGCTTAACTTTGAAAACTTTATCTTAGGCCCTGAAAACTTAACAATATCTACACAATTATCAGCTCAATCTACAGATATTGCTACTCTTTCTACATCTGTAGATACTGTAAGTGCATCTCTTCGTACAGATATTGACACAGTAAGTGCATTTACTCGAACATTGTCCGCAAGATTCGGTTATCAAACATTGACTGATGCAAATCCAATATTGTGGAATGTAAGTAATGGATTTAGAGCTACAGTAACTCTTGATAATGCAACAGCATCTCGTACTCTTAACACTCCTTCTAACATCTTAGCAGGTGATGAGTATACTTTATTAGTAGTACAGCCTGGTGCTGGTAATAAACAGTTAGCATTTTCAAGTGATTTCCTCTTTGCTTCAGGTATAAATCATATAGATCCCGGCGCTAATAAAGTTTCATTAATTAGAATGTTTTACAATGGAACTAAACTCTATAGCCACATCTTGAGTAGTTTTGCATAACCATATTATCTATATAAATATCAATAACAATGGATGTTTTTGTAGTCAATAGCACAAATTCTCATACACTCTCAGGAGTTTATTCGTATGATTTAGATTTAAAGATTAATCAAGTAACTGATAAATTTTTTGAAGGTGCATCTTTAACGTTTCTCGAATCATTGTCTAATACAAGTGATTTATCTCGCAATCTTTACACTAATTTCTACGTTGCACCACAAAAGCAGTTTTCAGATATTGGTATTTTAGAGATTAGTAATCCATATCCCAAGTATCTCTCGACAACAATAAGAGGAGTAACTAGTGTTGATTATGTCTGCATTAATACTGATGTTATAAGTGGTCGAAATATGCCTTCAATTAGTCAGGATTTCTTATTTGAGATCGTTTTGATTAATGATGCAGAGCTATATGTAAGAAAATATACACCATCTAATGGTAATCTCTACTTTTTGACGCTTTGTGCAACTAATTTGGTAGGATTTACTTCCACCTTCTCTGAAGTAACTCAAAAGTTTACTTATCTCTGGGATAATTCTGTTCTCTCACTCTTTATTGGTGGGTCTGGAGTACAGCTTAATCCAGATACAAATATATTTACAGTATATCAGAGCTTGAGCACTAATACTTCTGTAGTTACAGGTGATGGGTGTGCTCTTAGTGTAAGGCCTATAATAGATTTACCTATTGATACATTAAGGACATTTTATACTCAATATAACACTGAAAAGAATAATATTGATCACAGCTCTATCATTGATGACATATACACTGACTATCTAATATCTTCTGTGACTCAAAACTCAAGTGGAAACACTATACCTCTTGAGTTTATACCGCTTAAAACTCATATAACCCCAACAGATAGTCAAGTTGCTGATGGGTTGTTTGATAGTAATGAGATTGTTCACAGGAGATACAGCAATATATTTACTGGTACTAATCAAGAGGGAGGAAATCCTGATATTTCACTAGGATATAAGGTTAATTCATTCGAAATTCAATTTCCTGCAAATACCGTAACGTATTTTACATTACCTCCTGATATTTACCCATATAGAAGACTTAATATAAACAACACTTCACTCGCAAAAGGAGGTAGCGTATTTTCTACATCTCCAATTAAGAGTGATAAGGTCTTTAAATATAGGGCTAATATATTGACAACTGATTATATCGATGAAATTTATGGTCAGTGGGCATGTACCTGGTTGTCTGGTGGATACGGTACTCAATCACCAATATGGGTTGATAGATATTACAACCCATCATACATTTCACTTAGAGATGCATTAACGGCATCAAGCTTGAGTAATAATAAGACAGATAATTTGTTTGATTCTGTCATTACTTCTCTTTCTTCATCAAATGTTCCATTCTTTGATAAGATAAGTGACTTAACATTTGAACCTTTTACCGTTTATGCATATCACCGTGTAGGTAGTGATGATGTAGCAGAATATCTCAACAATATTTCATCAATGGCTCTCTTAACATCTGTTGAGTACTTTGTTGATCAAAAAAATAAGGATGTTGAATATGTTGATGGAGTATGGAACTTTAATAATTCATACAATCTTTCTAACAAAATTAATCACAACGGTTCATTTACCGTAATTGGAAATATTGAAACGTCAAATTGGGACAAAACAATAGGGTCTCATATTTGGGGTAACTTTATAGACAGTGGATTTGCTATCGTCAATAGTGAAGAGTATACTCCATTTATTGTAGTGCCTAATGGTTCAAATATTTGTGTGTACAATAGAATGTTTAAATTCTTGAGCAAGTTTTCTCTCAAAGATGAAAATAATCAAGACATTACCATCACTCACATAACTCGTAAGCAGGGTGCAGCAAATTATTGGGTAGTAGATAGCAGTTTAAATCTCTATGAAATAGATTTACGTAACATTATTATTTCAAAAGTGAGCTCTTTAACCAATCAGCTCACTAGTATAGACGATATTACTTGTAGTGATGTAGGGGTTTATGTAACTAGCAATCAAGGTAAGAAGTATTTCTTCGATAATACCACTCATAGTCAGAGTTACACTGGGGTGACGACTTCTATTACTCCTATTTCAAGCAATAAGGTTGTTAGAGGGTTTATTAATCCGAAGACATCTGTATTTACTACTACATCTGCAACGAAGCTTATAGGCCATGAGGCAACAATTGACTATAAGGGTAATGTCTGGTGGATTGAAAATGGAAGAGTATACAAGAATACAGATTCAAGACAATTAGCTCTTACATCTGTGTCAGGAATTGAGTCTATCGTATCTGATTTGAGTGGAAACATTTGGGTTTATCATGATAAGAATAAGTTGACCTGTATTGATAATGATCGAAATATTTTACAGTCATTAACATTAGATGCATACACAAATTATAGTAGATATATCGATTTGATCTGCACTCCATATGAGACATATCCGATTGTATTAACCCAAGCTGCATCAGGATCATTTGGGTATGTAATAAATAGCACTAACACAGAAATTATTTCAACCGTCCCCCTTTACCAAGAGACTGAATCAAGTGTAATTTCAAGCTTTAACACTCCAATGAGTGGATGGAATACGGTAACTGGTTATTCTTTCATACGAGATAATTTTTCTCGTAACAATCTCTTACAATTTAAATTCACAGTTACCAGTATATATAATTTCTATCAAACCAGCTACTTCAAGAAGACTTATACACTGACATACCCTATGAGTTCTCTCAAGATGGGGAATCATTCCTTTGCATGTGTATTAGATACTGCACAGGGTATTGGTAAATTATTCATTGATGCAAACTTAGTCGATACTGTAACAATAACTGCAGTAGATTTCGCATTCAACTATTCATCTTTCAATAATAGTATGTTTGGTAATATACCTGCATTTTATAACAACATTAGTCTATTTGATTTCACATCGATATATGACTTTAATCGAATGTTGTCACTTTCTGGAGTTCAGATATATGATTATGCTCTTCCAGATTCTGATATATCATTCTTTAATGTTGCTGATAGTCTTCTTACATGGAATGCTCCAACAAGATCTCGTAATTATATCGAGAATATTGAAAGCTTTTATAGAAACACTGTACCCGGTCGCAAGTCTAACAAATTTAACTTGAGAATAAATAACAGTAGAGTAACTGACACTGCCGCGCAGGCTGGTTTGAGTGAGAATATCCGTCAAGTATTGAGTACTGACTTACCTCTCAATACGCAATTAAGTAATATTACCTGGACTAATGACTAATATACCAACAACATTTAATCAATTAAATGCATCAAGCACTATAGATGCAGAAATACAAGAATTGTATTCTTTTAATCGTATTCTTGGTGAAGATATAGAGTTACCTTATTCAAAAAATGATGTTACTATAAATCCCAATAGCTTATCATATGTCGCTTTTAATGAGAGTATTGAAAAGATGTATAAGAACTACCTGTTTTTAGATTCTTATACTAAACTAATCATAAATCAGCTGCCTTATAGTAATTATGGGTGGTTAGGTTCTCCTGCAAGTAGTGTAATATGGAGTGCATCAAGTGTCAATCCAAGCACTGCAACTGTAGGTCAACTCAGCTCATTGATTGATGTGAGATCTAAGCTTAATGTGTTTAATAATAAGCTTACTCTTATCTGTGCTAATACTGGAAACATCCTTCTCTATGAGTTTAATACCGATACCAGTAATTTAGAGTTACTATTCAACTTAACAGGTATTAGAAATGGTCTCAATACTCCATTTAAGAGTATTTCCCACATTGAGGTTATCGATAGTTCATTATTTGTTTTAGATACGATTGATAATGCAATCCATAAGTTTGATATTTCTCCAATCATTACTAATAATACTGCAATTAGCGGTCTTGGAATTTTATATTTGAAAACTATTGGTGGTGAGACCTCAATTTCAAATCAGAAATTGACCAATCCGGTATCGCTTAAGACTACATACAATGGTTATCTTGGATTGATAGATAGAGATACCACTATCAAGGTAAAGTTCTTCGATAAAGATCTCAATACTCATTTAAACTTTGAGAAGAATAAAGATTTTGTTGATGAAATTCCTATTGATTGTGATTATAGAGATAATAGCATCTTAATCCTTACAAAATCTGGTAAGATTTACAAATACAGCGATAGCTCTTTCAAGTTACAAGAGATTATTGATGTTGATTACACACTCACAACAGGAGAGTACTTTATTAAGATCCTTTTCTCAACAACTGATACAGATATCATCTATTACTTGACAAATAAGAATGTATTTAAAGGGTTTGTCAGTAAGCTAGGCTCAATTATTGGTCCGTATACTACTTTTACCGGTATTGTTAATGAGCTCAAGAGTGCATGTACGACTATTCTACCTTCGACTGGTTATGATCTCCTCTTTTTAGCGAATAACATTGGAGTAGAGAAAAATGTAGTCTATTACTTTAAAGATCTCTCGAGCTTTAGAACTCTTATATATGATTCATACAAGTTCAATACAATACCTTTAGAACGCATTAGAATTGGATCCGAACTATTATCTGATTGGGTTGTTAATAAATCGTATAACAAGCTAATTTACAATTTAACATTGTTCGGATCCAATATCCACTCATCTTATATCGGAACATACAACACTTACGGTAATGTAGTATTTACAAACACAGAAGTATCTACAGTTTATAGAGTTTTATCTGGTGTCACTTACACAAACTATATGGTTGGTGTAAATGAACCGGTTTCATCTCCGGTTATAAATAGAATTAATGAGAATATCTGGACCCTACAAAATGAAATTCTTGAAGCTATTAAAACCCGTACAACAAATCAATACCCTCTAACCTCTTACGTTGTAGGTATTTAACTATGGATACACTAATTTTATCTCTCTCAAGTTTCTCTCAAGTTAACAATAATGTTAACAATATAACAGTAGAAACTCGTACTATTACCGGTGCAACCCGAGTAAACCATGTGTTTCCTGTGTCATTACCGGTAAAGTGCTTC